TTATTTCTTAAAAGCTTTTCAACATCATTATTTTGGATTATTTTTTTAACAGCTGATTTAACATCTTCAAGTTCAGGAAATTCATTTCCATCACTATCTCTTGCTTCGTTTTTACTAGCTCTTAAATCTGCTAAATCATCTCCTTCAATATCACCATCCTTATCAACATCTAATTCTTTTTGTCCGCCAACCAATGCTTCATTCTTGTCACCCTTACCATTCCAAGCAGTATCTACTTTATTAAAAAATGCTTTCTTTTCGTCATCACTCATAGATGGGATTGATTTACCAGCTTTATCCAATGCTTTAGCAAAAAACGCTTGATATTCGTTTTCTTCTACCATTACCTCTTTAACTAATTCTTTTAGTCTTGATTTTGTAATTGATGTGTTCATATTATAATGTTCTTATTTTTTCTGAAAGGTTCATTAATCTTTCTTTGATTTTATGTAAACTTTTGTGAGTTCTTTTATAGTAATCGCCTCTTTTAACCCCATTCTCATTCTTTATTTTAGAATACCAGTTTACAAATTTTTCTACCTCACCTAATTGTTGTTTAATGCTTGTCACACCTTTACTCATTTTAGATTTAGGAGAACCTTCTTCGTTTTTAATTGCTAACCAACGATTTTCATTTAAACTAGCCTCATCATCATCTTTTGCTAATATCATTCCACTTTTATCTGCAATGCCACCAGCATCAGCCGAACTAATTGCAGTTGGTTTAATTGCCAATGGTTTTTTAGAATTTGCAGGAACATCGTTTTTCAACCAATCCTTTGCTTCTTCTAAATCATCTACAACCTCACCACCAGTTACATTTGCTAATCTTTTGTTTTTCTTTGCAGTAGAACCGGGTTTTGAAAATGCGTTTGGAGTATCGTATCCAGCAACTGCACCAGTTCCAGTCATTTCTTCCAATTCCTTTTCGTCTTGGATTTCTTTAACTATCCCTCTGATTATTTCTTTTAGTCTATTTGACATTTACCTTTGATTTTAATTCTTTGATTAACTCATAAGAAAGCATGATAGATGAAACTTGAGAATCAGATACACTTTTTCCTATTTTTATCTTATCCAATACAGATATTGTTTCAGATAATTTGATTTGTGTAACTTTATCTTTGATTTTAGAATTAATACTTTTTAATTCAGCTATAATATTAGGTAATTCTTGTCCCACATAATCTTTGAATTTTGTGGTATTTGTGATGTTGTTTATATATTCTTTCAATAAGTTTTTTTGCTTATCGTTTAAATTAGTGTATTTCTTATTGAAAGTTTCTACTAGAATCTTATAGGTAAGTAATCTTAGGTCTTTGTCTTGTTGTTTATAGGTTTCTATTAGTTTTTTATCCTCTTGTGGTTGTAATTTTTGTACAGGCTTAGATGTGATATTTTCTATTAGAGTAATTTTTGAATTAAAGATATCTTTAATATCATAACCTTCACTTTGCTTAGCTTCAAATACTTTATAAATAGATGCTAAAACTTTGTAATTAGTTATAGGAGATGACAAGAAATTTTCTAAATCAAATTTAGAATTTATCTCCTTAATAAGAGTATATTTTTCCTTAGAAAGTTTTATGTGGTTTAATTTAGTATGTGCTTCACATACAGTTTCCACAAATTTATCCGCTTTTGTTTCAGAATTATACTTTTCTTTCAACAATAAATCATAAAGACGTAATTCTTTATTTAATTCTGTTGAGTTTGCAAAGAATTCTTTTACAATATTTTTAGCGTTTTCTGTCTTATCGCCATTAAGAACTTCTAATGTTATTTGTCTTACTAATAATTCAAATAACACTCCAGTGTTCTTAAACTTGGAATGTTTAATTTTTTTCATTTAATTACCCTATATTTTTTCTACCCTATAAACTAACACATATAAATATAAACTTTTTAATGTTTATTAAAATTTGGTGTCATCTAATAGGTTTTTTTCATCTAAAAGGTCAGTTTTTTCTAATTTTTCGTTCAAAACCTTCTTTTTTGCTGAAACTCCGTTAATATATTCCCTAGCTATCTTCTTTTGTGAGAATGATACGGGTCTATTTTCTCGTTTTCTATCTGTATGGTTTTCCTTATCTCCCAAAGGGTCTCTGCCATATGGATGCTTATCTTTACCATAAGTATTACCTTCTCTTGGTCTTCCAACTTTACCATCAACTATTTCTTGCTTCATTTTTTCAATCTCCTCCTCTACATTTGTTTGTTCTGGCGGATTAGCAGGGTCTTGTCCTTGCTGTTCTATTGATGTATATCTGAATCTATCTTTAAGGTCTAATATTAATTTAGCTCTTTCAGTATCAATCTCATCCTGGCTCATTCCAAATACATTATGGTAAACCCAATCAGTAGACATCATATTCAATCCCTTCATATCATTAGCCAATCTAGTCTTTTCACTCCAAAGGTTTACTTTCTCTTGCTCATAGATTGTAGAGGCGTTAGTTAATGATAATTCAAAATTTGTTAATTCAGTTTCATCAATACCTTGTCCAGCTAAGTGTACAATTGCTATTTTAGTTAATTCACTAACAACTGTTCTTTGAATTCTTTCAATAGTTCTAGCAAAACGAACATCTTCTGCGGCCAATGTAGCCTTACCATTTACATTCTCATCATATGATAAATAAGCTTTTGGTACTCTTAATGCTGCAAATAATTTATTCTTTAAGTAATCAATATCTTCGATTGCTGCATATTCCAATCCTTGCAAATTGTTTATTTCAGTACCACTATCACTACCACGCACAGGTAAGAAGAAATCTTCAGTAAGATTTTGAATATTGTATTTTAAGTTGTAATCACCAGTATTTTTATCAACAAATGGAGTTTTTTTCATTTTGTTGATAATCTTTTGCATATAGTTATCCACTTCAGTTGGTGGAATATTACCTATATCTATTTTGAATATTCTTTTTTCAGGTGCTCTCATAATACGATGAATTAACATCGCATCTTCCATAAGAGTTAATTGTTTCCATATTCTTCTAGCGTTTTCAAGCATAGATTTACCATATGGAAGGAAGTTGGTATCTGATAATAAACGAAAGTGAGCCATTTCATAGTTCTCATATTCTTTTTTACCAAATCTATCAATTTCCACTTTATACTTCACATAGTTAAGATTATATGGGTCAGTACCCTCTAATCTTTCTACATTATAAACAGAGTGAGGTGCTACATTTACAATACCCTTACCTTCTGCTATTTCTAATGCCAAAAAGAAATCTCCGTATTTACACATATTTCTAACCCAAGGCCAAAGATTAAATTCAACATTTATAATATCATAAAACAAATTATGTAATACTTCTCTTATATTTTCATTTGTTGATTTAATTTGAAGAACATCTCCATATTCGTTCTTAGTTGTAGATTCATCAGCGTATATATCCATTGCTGATGAAAGGATTGGGTCATTATCCATTGCATCGTAGTCTCTAAATAATTCTCTACGAACTTGGTGATATGCCATTGATTGTGCGCCTTGCTGAGTCTCATAGTAAGACCTTTGCAGTTTTGTATATCTATCTCTTAGATTTACAAAATTTGTATTCATTTGGCGTTCTTCGGTATCTACTACCGTTCTCTTACCATCCCTATCAACGGTTACAATTGCGTTGCTTGAGAATAATTTCTTTAACCTACCAAAGAAACTTCTATCATCTGTTTGTTGTTCTGCCATAATTTATTGTCATTTTGTATTTTGACATATACCATAAATATCGTAAAATATCAAAACAATATTATTTTATAACCATTGTGATAAATCTTCAAACTCATTACCCACTCTCATCTTCCAAGGATTATCTTCCATACCATTCCGGCCACCATAAATTCCAGAGTGTTGCATGTTTGATGAAATACCACCCAATGCTCTTTTTGTAAGGTCAATACCCTCTTGTCTTAATCTAAGAGAAGTATCTCTAACCCACAAACCAATTGATAAAGACATTACTAAATCATCATTATAGCCTTTCATAGCTTCTGCCCTACCATTAATAAAAATAAATGTAAACAATTCCTCAATTAATCTTGATGAACGGATTACTATTGCTTTCTCTCTAAAATATTCATCCAATTTTGATATAATTAAAGGTCTAGTCTTTGATGTTGTTGAAAAACCAGCTACCATTTGCTTTTCTTCTGCACGATATTTGTTTCTCATTTGATTTTCAACATCAATATATTTCAAATCCTTACTCATATAAAATAAGTTTTTATATGCTCTATCAATTACTTGCTGGATGGTTGCCCATCCAATATTTGCGTTCTCTATAACAAGTAAAGCATCATTATATTCAGTTGAAAGTGCTACTAAAAAGTTTCCAAAATCTTTAGTATCAACTTTACCTTTATATTCTGCTACCTGAGTTGAGTTGATTATATCTATTACGTGGCAAGTGGAGTAATCACTACCATCACCTCTAGCCACATCAGCAACTACCATATAAGAACCATTTGATGTAGCATATTCCCATCTCCAAAGGTTTCCATCAAATCCACCTTTCTCTATTGGGTTTTGTACATAGGTATCTTTATAAAACATTAATAATTCTGGGTCGATAACTGTATCACCAGAACTTACGAAATCGCAATCACATTCTTGAGCTGCTTTTTTAGCACCTAATAGTTTTTCTTGCTCATCTCTCCAAATTTGGTCTCTTTCAGGATGAACTGTCCAATGTAATCTGATTGTATTAAATGGGTTTGTTCCTTCTTCGGCGGATAACCAAGTTTGATGAAACCAATTACCCACACCATTAGGAGTAGAAAGTGCAATACAGCTACCACCCGTTGATAATGTAGATTGAGCAGATACCCAAATTTCATCAATATCTTCAATGAAAGCTGCCTCATCAAATATAAGAAGTGATAGTGCTTCAGAACGCCCTGCATCAGGAGAACTAGCAATAGCCTTAATTTGAGAGCCATTTGTTAAACGAAGGGAAAGCTTGTTATCCTCCATAGACCCGTTCTTAAGCCAACTTGGAAGCAATTCATGCATTACTCTTACCTTAGTTACTAAGTTCTTTGCAACTTCTTGCTTTGTTGCAATAACCAATATATTAAAATCGGTATTAAATATCATTTTCCAAAGTGAAAATCCAGCACAAAGTGTTGAAATACCAGTTTGACGTGATTTTAGAACTACATTAAATCTATTATCTTTAAATTGAGTTAAAGTTTTTTCTTGGAATGGAAATAAATGGAAAGGTATCTTCCCCCTAACAGGGTGTTGAATCATACAATACTTTTTCATAAAGTGAATTGGGTCTACCGCACACTTTTTGTATTCTTCTGATATTATTTCCTTTAATGATTTCTTTTGCGTTATACCAGTACTCATATTAGTCTTTTGGTGCTCTTACTAAATCGTAATTTTTATCTTTTAGCTTTTTCCAAGCTTCATTTCTTAATTTAGTAACTTGTTCAATTTCTTTTTCAAAATTAACAATATCCATCATTATTTCAGCCTTCAATTCATTAACATCTCTTTCCATACTCCAAGTTTCAATTTTACCATCTTCTTGAATTACTTCATAAGTTTGCTTTGTATCATTATAAGCTTGTTGAAATTGAGCAATTACATCTTTACCATGTGCAATCATATTAGAGTATATCTTATAATCTTCATACTCTTTCCACAATCCATCATATTTTATTTGAGCTTCTCTTAATGTAAGACAATGTAAACAATATCCAGTTTTAGATATCATTTTTTTATCAACCCTACCTATTTTTATTGTTTTACAATTATCTGATTTACAACTATTTAACTTATCTAAATAAGCTCTAACTTCGGCCATCGTATCACCTAACTCCGATGTTTGAACTTTACCAGCTTCTAATTGCTCCCAAGACTTACCATCACCATCAGTCCATTTTTCACCAACCTTACGTTTTATAATTTCCTTATCTGCTCCAGAAAATGAAATAAATGATTCCTTTTCATATTCGGCACCATGCATTACCATATCTACCAACTTCCTACGAGTTGGGTGCATAAACTTTTTATTGAATTCCTTTGCCATA